CTAGCTTCGTCGGCAGCGTCAGATGTGTATAAGAGACAGTTAATAAGCCAATTGGAAAGTCAGAAAACAAATATTGAGCCATTCTTAGATAATGTTGATCGTTATATCAGTTTATGGGAAACGGCGATATCACTGGAAGAAGATATATCCGAGAACGGTATTAGATTGGAGAATGGTAAAAAGAATGAATCAGTAGCGTTGCTTGTTTCTGTCAACAAACAAATGGGATTGATGTTGGATAAACTTGCCATTACTCCTGAATTGGTAGGTGAAGCAAATGAATCAATTCCTGAGTTATAAGCATATTGAAAATTGGTTCAAAGCTATAGAAGAAGGCACTATCAAGGCATGCAAAGAGCAATTATTGCTAAAAAAGTATCTAGAAGAAAGAGTCTTTACTAGAGAAGATATTTACTTCGATAAGCAAATGGTAGAGGATTCAATCAATATTCCAGCACAATACTTTCCATTTGAATTAATTCCGTGGGAAAAATTTCTACAATGTTTTATTTATGGAGTCCGATGGAAAAAAGATAAAACGTTAGTGTTCAATAGATATCTTTCATTAATGGGACGTGGTAATGGTAAAACGGGTTTTGCTTCTTGGAACAATTTTTTCTTGCTGACTGCAAAACACGGTATTAAAAATTATGATATTGATATCTATGCCAATAATGAAAGCCAAGCAAAGACTAGTTTTGATGATGTATTTAAAGTAATTAAAGATCATCCTGATTTAGATAAAAAAGTATTTAAAGCTACGAAGGAAGTTATTCAAAATATCGCTACAAATAGCAAGCTTCGTTATAATACGGCAAACGCTAGAACAAAAGATGGTAAGCGACCAGGTGCAAACCGCTTTGATGAAATTCACGAAAATGAAGATTATTCAATGATAAATGTGGCTACTTCTGGTGGTGGTAAAATTCGAGATTATAGAGAATTTTATGATACAACTAATGGTCATGTTCGTGGTGGTCCGCTTGATGACATTATAGAAGAATCAAAAATGATTCTTTCTGGAGAACTTGGAATTGACAAGGATGGAGCAGAATTTTCTAGTTTGTTTCCATTTATTTGTCGCTTGGATAACGATAATGAAGTTGATGATCCCGACATGTGGGAAAAAGCTTGTCCAACTATTAATTACAATGCAGATTTAAAACGGAAAATGTTTCAAGAATACTCTCAAATGCAACGTAATGCTGGTTTAAGACTTACGTTCATGACAAAACGAATGAACAGACCTATGGAAGATACACGATTTGCTGTCGCTTCATATGATGATGTTCTGCATACGAAAGAAAAAGAATTTCCCGAAAAAATGGATGAAGTGATAGGAACAGTCGATTTTGCTGATAGACGAGATTTTGCCAGCGTTGGGTTGCTAGGAAAATATGATAAAGATGTTTATTTTACACAACATACTTTTATCCACGAATCAGCCCTTCGATTACAAAACATCAAACGAGAGGTTATAGATATTTCTATAGATCAAGGAAAATCACAGATCGTTCATGGAAAAAATATAGAAGCTGATTATATTGTAGGTTGGTTTCTTGAAATGAGTAATAAATATTATATTAAAAAAATCGCTATGGATATGTACCGTGCAAAAATATTGAAGCCCGCTTTAGAAGAAGCCGGTTTTACTGTGGAAATTGTTCGAAGCGGATCTGTTACACATGGTATGTTAAAAGATCTGGTTGATGACCTTTTTATTAATCAACGTTTATATTTTGGCGATGATGCAATTATGCGTTGGTATTGCATGAATGTATATGAAGAGCATATTTCTAATGGGAATATACGCTATGAAAAAATAGAACCTGAAACTAGAAAAACGGATGGCTTTTTTTCATTCCTTCATGGTTTGAATTTTTTAGATGATATTTATGATTCTGCTCCTGTAACAGTCACAAATACCTCAGTAGAAAATACAGGAACTGGATTTACTCCTCTAGTATTCTAACTTGAAAGGAGGTGAGAAAGTGGGGATTTTTCAAAAGGCGGTAGGATACTTCACAAAAAAAGCAACGGTTCCTTTAGAAGAATACTTTTGTAAATTGCAAGTTGATTTTGTGTATCGAAAATTTGCAATTGAAACTTGTATTGATTTGATTGCAAATGCGATGAGTAAAGCGGAATTCAAATCATATGAAGATGGAAAAAATAAAAAGAATGATCTGTACTATAGGCTGAATGTAGCTCCTAATAAGAAAAATAATGCAACAGAATTTAGAAAAAAACTGATCAGGAGATTAATATTCTACAATGAAGTATTGATCGTTTCTCCATCTGATAATTCTAGCGAAATATTTATTGCGGATAGTTGGGATGTCACAGAATATGCATTGAAAGATGATGTGTTTTCTCAAGTGCAAATTAACAATATAGTTCTTGATAGAGAATTTCTAGAAAGTGATGTTATCTATATAAAATACGCAGATCAACAAATTAGGCAACTAGTTGATGCGTATTATCAAGCGTATGGGAAACTCATTTCTAGTGCCATGAATGTTTACAAGCGTTCTAACGCGCGCAGATACGTGCTGAAAGGTGAGTTATTCAGACCTCAAGACAATACCACTCAGGGAAAAATAAATGAAATGATGACCTCGCAGTTCAAAGCATTCATGGAAGCGGACAATGCAGGGGCAGTATTCCAATTACAAAAGGAGTACACATTAGAAGATTTCAGCGGAAACTTTCAAAGCAATTCAAGAGATATAAAAAACTTAATAGACGACATCTTTGAGATGACAGCAGCAGCGTTTCACGTTCCGAAAAACCTACTAAAGGGAGACATGAGTGGGTTATCGGATCAAGTGGACGCTTTTTTAATGTTCGAAATCATTCCAATTGCTGAACTTATTCAGGATGCGTTTAACGCTAGTCTCTATGAAGCAGAAGAATACTTGTCAGGGAATTTTGTACGTGTTGATACAACTATGATCAAGATTACTAGCTTCAAAGATTTGGTTGACGCTATTGATGTAGGCATTAGAAATGGGGTATTTACAATCAACGAAGGAAGAGAACGCGTTGGAAATGATCGCTCTGATAAGGCGATGGCAGATGAAATATTTATAACTAAAAACAATCAACAAGTATCGAAAGGAGGTGAGGCGAATGACGACAATGAAAACATTTCTAGCAGTAAAGAATGAAGGCACAGTACCGCAAATTTTTATTCAGGGATTTATTGGTTCTAGTTGGTTCTTTGAAGGGAATACTGACAAGGGAATCAAAAATATTTTGGATAGTCTAGGTGATCAAGAAGAAATTGAAGTAGTGATTAATTCAAACGGTGGAGACGTATTTCAAGGGATTGCTATTGGGAACTTACTTAAGTCAAATAAAGCAAAGGTTAACGTTGTGATTAACGGATTAGCCGCTAGTGCTGCTTCAATTATCGCAATGGCTGGCGATACTGTAAAAATTTACAACAATGCGCAATTGATGATTCACCGCGCTTCCACATATGGAGAAGGTAATGTTGATGACTTCCGCACGATTGCTGACCAACTGGAATCAATTGATAAATCGGTAAAGGCTTCATATAAAACACGATTCAATGGCACAGATGAAGCATTGCAAGAACTTCTTGAAAAAGAATCGTTTATGGATGCAGATACAGCTTTGAGTTATGGATTGGTCGATGAAATTATCGATGCAGAAAACAGCATAGGTACTGAAGCTAAGAAAGAACAAAGCGTTGAAGAAATTTTGAATGACGTTGAAGAAAAAAGAGCAGAAAAAATTGCTGCATTTACAGCAGCATTAAATAAAACATTTGGACAAGGAGATGCAAAATAATGACAGTTAAAAATTTAAAAGGTGTAACAGCTGCAAGCGACCAATTGATGAAAGCTTTTAAAGATGGTAACGAAGAATCTTTTAGCGCAGCTATGGTAAGCTTATCTAAGGAAATTCAGGATAAAATTTTAGAAGAAGCAACAGCAAAAAATCAAGATCAATTAGTATTAATGAACCGTGGTCAGCGTGTATTAACTACACAAGAAACAAAATTCTATAACGAAGTAGTGAAAAACGAAGGTTTTGCAGGGGTCGAAGAATTAGTGCCAGCTACTGTATTTGAACGTGTATTTGAAGATCTAGAACAATCTCATCCACTATTGCAAAAAATTACTTTTGTTAACACAACTGGTGTAACAGAATGGATTGTGTCACGCGGAGTCAATCCAGCATGGTGGGGTAAGCTTTGCGAAGCTGTTAAAAAAGTTTTAGATAATGGCTTTGACGTAATTAACATGAAGCAGTTCAAGCTATCAGGTTATATTCCTGTATGTAAGGCAATGCTTGACTTAGGTCCAGTATGGTTAGATCGTTATGTCCGTACTATTTTAGTAGAATCATTGAGAATTGCATTAGAACAAGCAATTGTTGATGGTACTGGTAAAGATATGCCAGTCGGAATGATGCGTGACATGAGCAAACAAACTAGCAGAGAATATGCTGAAAAAACAGCAGAACCTATTACAGCTTTAGATGCTGCAACTATGGGCGGTTTGATGGCACGACTATCAAAATTAAATATCGAAGGCGTAGATGATCCGATTTATCGTAATGTAAATCCTTCTGATGTGGTCCTAATTGTGAATCCAACAGATTACTGGTCTAAAGTTTTCCCAGCTAAAACCGTACTAACTGCTAATGGAGAATATGTACAAGTATTGCCAGTACCAGTTTCAGACTTGCAGTCAACAGCTGTGCCAGAAGGAAAAGCAGTTATTGGGGTAGCTTCAGATTACTTCATGGGTGTAGGATCTACGCTAAAAATTGAAGCTTCAGATGAATACCATTTTGTTGAAGACGAACGCATTTATCTAGCTAAACAATATGCAAATGGACAACCTAAACGTAACGATAGTTTCATTGTGTTGGATATTAGCGCTTTGGGAACTACTACTACTACTACAAAACCAACAACCACAACAACTACAACGAAAAAAGTGTAGGTGATCAGAATGAAGTATATTCTTTGTCAGCCGGCAATCAATCGGTTTAAATGGGAACTTGAAGTTTGTTTAACTAATCTGAAGAAACTAGGAATCAAAGATATCGTATTGCTTTTCAGCAGACACGATGATCAGATTCCTATTTTTTTTGAGAAGGAATATGGTGTTGAAGTTCATGTGTACGATGATCTGCGGGACGACAAAGAGTATATTCCTTCGATTAAACCATATTTATGGTGGAAATATTTAGAAGAAGATCATTCGCGTGAGGACGACCGATATTTCTATATCGATTCGGATGTCATTTTCAATAAAAGAATTAATTTGCGCAAATTGCCTTCTAAAGATGATGTTTGGTATTGTAGCGACTGCTGTAGTTATCTAAGTCTTGATTATATTAGAAGCTGTGAAAACGGAGAAAATATTCTAAAAGATATGGCAAACATTGTAAATGTTACAGTAGAATCTTTGGAAAGTATAAACACTAATTCAGGAGGCGCACAGTGGTTTATTAACCGTCCTAAAGCGAATTATTGGAAAAAGGTTTATCTGGATTCTAATCGGCTATATCGCTACCTTAGAGGGCAAAAAACAAATGTACAGATTTGGACAGCCGAGATGTGGGCACAGCTTTGGAATATGATGTATTTCAATATTGGTCCTAAAGTTCACGAGGAATTAGACTTTTGTTTTGCTACTGATCCAATAGAAAAAGTTAAAGAAGTAAAAATCTTGCACAATGCTGGAGTAACAACAGCTGACGAAGATTTATTTTTCAAAGGGAGATATGTGACTTCCACGCCTTTTGATGATGATTTATCATTTGTAAACAAGAAAAAATGCTCTTACGTATATGTTAAAGCAATTAAGGCGGTGGTTAGATGACGCCTGAACAAGTAACTGAAGAATTACTAACAGCTGTGAAGGATAATATTTACGTCACCTGGAACGAAGAAGATGAATCAATTAAAAAGATGATAGCTAAAAATGCTGTTTATCTTCAAAGCAAAGTGAGTACAACTCTTTCTTTTTCTCCTGAAAGCTTAGAATACGGATTGCTAATCGAAAGATGTAGATACGACTGGAATCGTGCTTTAGATGAGTTTGAACAAAATTTTGCTAGTGAGTTATTAGGTTTCATTCAACATTATGCGCTACAAGAATATATTGCAGGTGATGGGAATGGCGAATAATCGTAGACTCGAAGAAACGTTCAACGATGGTTGGTTAAAGATTTTAACGCAAACCACCAAAAGAAATGAACTAGGAAAAAAGATTGGTGTAGAAGATATAGAAATCACTTCTTTAAAATTTAGAAATCTTTCCATGAGAGATAGTGATATAACAGCTATGGATGCGATGGGATCGAAATTAACTAAGAAAGTGAAGACTCCGTTTCATCCAATCGCCAAGAAATTTAATAAAGATCAATATTTTATCGTAATCGATAGTATGCGTTACAACGTTATCTATGCCGATTACGATAATTTTTATATCTATTTTTATCTTGAAAGTGTGGGTGAATACGGTGATTGATAATTCTAAAGAAAAAGAACGTTTAAATAAGCAAATTTCTGCTATCAAAACTTCCTTAGAAGAACATTTTGAGCTCAAACTCTTTCAAGACTCTGTTGGCGAGGATGAGCTTCCTGATGATTTTAATTACTTCATTCTCGAAACAGGAGAAATAGAAATGATCACTGAACCAAAATATAGCGTGGGTCAAAATCTATATCTAACTTTCTATTCAGAAAATAGAGAAGATTTAACAGGAGATTCACTAGATATTATTTCATTGATTCAAAATCGTTCGATTCGTTTTCAGAGAATGGATCCCAACCATTTAAAACTAGAAAATCAAGATCGCTATATCGATCAGTTGGTATTTACGTTTAGACGATTATTGAAGAGTGATTGTCATGGCTAAAAATAGTTGGGAGTTAAAAATAAATGGACATGATGAACTTCTTGTGCGGATGGAACGCTATTCAAGCGAGAGTGAACGACTGATCAATGAAGCGTTGAAATCGAAGGGTTCGGCTATTGCAGTGGATAGGATTACAGAAAAAATTCCTGTTTCTGAAGCAGATTTAAGAAGAGGACACCAACACGCAAAAAATAGTCGTCCACTTAAGACTCAATATATTAATTTGGGTTTCATCATTAGACCTACAAGAAAATTTGAGTATTTAAAATATCCTGATTTGGGGATAGGTACTTCTAAAAGAAATCAGCCAGACGAATTCATGAGAAGAGGATTAGGTCTTGCACTTGATCCAATTACAGAACTTCTGATTCGTCAATTCGATAAATTAAATAAATAGGAGGAACAACAATGGCTAAAACAACAACTGTAGTAACAACGTTCGATAACGTGAGTATCAAACGAATTGCTTTTAATTTTAAGAACGCAAAAAATGCAATCGCAACAGATTGTAACGGACAATTAGACGGCGAAACAGAAATGCAAACGGTGGTTAAAAAATGTGGAGCGACAGAAGTAAAATCAAAATCTAAACCAATCAATATGACGGTAACAATTACTGCACATGTACCGATGGAAGTTTATCGACGTTTCAATGGATTGAAACAAGATGAACGTATTAAACCAGGCATTTACTCTTACGGTCCTGATTCCGTAGGCGAAGATTTCTCACTTGCTGCAGAGATCGTGGATGACTTCGAAGAAAATAGCAAGTTAGTTGGTATGTTAGCATGCACTTCGAATACAGGATTAACATTCTCTATTGAAAATGGTGCGGATGAAGTAGCTGCGTTAGAACTAGAAACAAAAGTTATGCAAGATGAATTTGGTAAATTCTATCATGAAGCAATTGTTGCAGAACTTGAAGAAGACTTAACAGATCAATGGATGACAAATCTATCTGCTGATGTGATTAAAAAGAGTTCAACAACCACAACAACTACAACGAAAAAAGTGTAAATATAAAATGGAGGTAGCAAAATGAACGAAGATTACTCAAAAATTGAACTAAACGATGGAACAATTTTGAATTTAGAACCTAAACTGAATATCAAGAAATTATTGATGATCAATAGAGATTTTAACACAGACGAGTTTGCAAAAATGTCGATGGGAAAAGGCTCTATGGATATTACAGTTATTCAAGGTGCAAAAGCCGTATATGTAGCTTATCGTCAAGCGAACATGGTCGATTACATTTCATTCGATGAATTTATCGATAAATGGGATTTTGATATGGAGGTTGCAGTAGCTGTATACAGTACTATGATGTTCAAACAAGCACGTGATGCCTATCAAAAAGAATTCGAAAAAGCAAATAAAGAAAAAAAGCTTCAAAAGTAAAAATGCCAAAGCTCTTAGTTGAAACGTGGGTCGATGTCTATTCGATGTTGACCGACGTTTTTTCTATGCCTTCAGATTTGGTTTTAAGCGATATCTGTTTAGATGACATTTTGCAAATGGCTTACAACAAGAGTGCTTATGAAGGATGGAAAAACTATGCAATAAACCAATCCCAGAAAAACTAAAGAAAGGAGGTAAAAAATGGCTAAAAAGAGAACAGAAGCAGAAGTAACTTTCATAGCTAACGACGACGGATTGAAATCTACGTTAAAAGAAATCAGTGCTGAATTAACTAAAAATAGAGCAGAATTAAAACTAGAACAAGCTCAATTACAACAGACTGGTTCTGAATCAGACAAGTTAGGAAGTAAATTATCTTCTTTAGAAAAGCAGTATGAATTACAAAGTCAAAAAGTTGAAGTAACTAGTCAACGTTTAGCCAATGCCAAAAAATATTATGGAGAAAATTCCACCGAAGTTCAGAAACTTGAAAGAGAACTGATTAATCAACAAACAGCACAACAACGTTTGTCAAACGAAATTGATAAAACGAGTAATGCACTAGCTCAAGCAAAAGGCGAAATACAGACGTACGAGTCTACAATGCAACAGTTGGATAGTGAACAAAAAAATGTTCAAGCTAGTGCTTCTCTGATTGAATCCGAATACAAAAAATGGCAAGCAACTGCTGGTCAATCAGCTTCTGAATCCGAGAAATTAGCGAAAGCCCAAGAATATGTTTCTCAACAATCTGAAAATGCAGAGAAAACGATAGATATCCTGAGACGACAGTTAGAAGCTACACAGTCTGAGTTTGGCGCTACATCCACAGAAGCAATGCAGATGGAAGCGAAGCTTAATGATGCTGAACGTGAATTTGAAGAGTTAGGACAAGCTGCTAAAAATGTAGATACAACTAACTTGGACGATATCGGAAGCAAAATAGATATGAATAATTTAATGGAAGCTTCTGACGTTTTAAGTGACATTGGCGATAAGCTTACAGAATTAGGGAAACAAGCAGTGGACTCTGCTAATAGTGTAGGTAGTTCCCAGAGTAAAATACAAGCTAATTTTGGTTTGACTAAACAAGAGGCTGAAGAATTAACGAATGTAGCCAGAGACATTTATTATAAAGGTTTTGGTGAATCGTTAGATCAGTCCACAGATGCATTGATTTTGGTAAAGCGTAATTTAGGCGATTTAAATAATCAAGATTTACAAAATATCACGGAACAAGCTATGGTCCTAGAAAACACCATGGGCGCTGATATGGATGAAACGTTACGTGGTGTAAATGGCTTAATGGTCAATTTCGGCTTGAGCGCTCAAGATGCAATGGATTTAATGGTTTCGGGTACTCAAAACGGTTTAGATAAAACGCACGAATTAGGCGACAATATGGCAGAATATAGCCAATTATGGAGTCAAATGGGATATTCAGCTGATGAAACGTTCGGAATGCTTCAAAATGGTTTAGATGCGGGTGCTTATAACCTTGATAAAGTCAATGACTTAGTCAAGGAAATGGGAATATCGTTAACAGATGGTCGATTTGAGCAAAACATGGATATGTTTAGTGAAAGTACTAGAAAAGCTTTTGAAGAGTGGAAAAATGGCGGAGGAACACAAAAAGACGTTATTAATTCCATGATTCAAGATTTTAGCAATATGGATGGTCAATACGACCAATTAAATAAAGCTTCGACAATTTGGTCTGCGCTTGGCGAAGATAACGCGATGAAAGTTGTCCAATCTTTAACTGATGTTAACCATACATTTGATGATGTTAGTGGATCTGCACAAAAAATGAATGAAGATTCTACTACTCCGTTGCAAGAGTTGAACGGGAAAATAGCTGAATTAAAGGATTCATTAGCTCCTATAGGCAACACAATCATAGATGCACTCGAACCAGTAATTGATTTTCTAGGAAAGATGGCTGATGCGTTTAATAATCTTCCACAACCAGTACAGGATTTCATTGTTGCTATAGGTGGTCTTACAGCAGCATTTGGCATACTGTTACCGGCAATACTAGCCGTGTCATATTTATTTGGTCCGATGATGCTTATAATTGGAGGAATTATAGCTGTTATAGCAGGCGTTATTGTGGCAATTAAGAACTGGGGTGCAATTACTGACTGGTTTAGTGGTTTATGGAAAAAATTTACTGATTGGTTGGGTGATACTTGGGAAAGTATAAAAGACGGAGCCTCATCAGTTTGGGATGGGGTTAAAGAAACCTGGTCTGGATTTGTAGATTGGGTTCAAGATATTTGGCAAGGCGTTTCTGATTGGTTTGGAGAGTTATGGAGCGGATTAGTTGAAGGAGCTTCCAACATCTGGCAAGGAGTCCAAGAGACTTGGCAAACGTTCATTGATTGGGTTTCAAATATTTGGAACGGAGTCAAAGAAGTATGGTCGATTATTTGGGCAGACATTGTAGGAATTGTTCAAATACCATGGACATTAATAACGTCATTGATTCAAGCTGGTATTAATATTATCGTGGGTATCTTTGATGTAGCTGGACAGTTATTAGGCGCAGCTTGGCAAGCTGTTTGGACACCTATTTCTGATTTCCTTAAAAATACTTGGGATACTATGACACAATGGATAAGCATCGCTTGGAATGGAATTGTAACTACATTCCATACTATATTTGATCCAGTAGTGGCATGGTGGAATGGTATATGGACATCTATTAGTACTACGGCTTCAAATATTTGGAATTCAATTAGTGCAACAGCTTCTAGTATTTGGAACAGTATCAAGAATACAATCACTAGCTTGGTACAAGCAGCTGCTACAGTAATTCAAAATATTTGGTCAACTGTATCTAGTTGGTTAGGTGGAATTTGGAATTCAATCAGCTCTACAGCATCAAATATCTGGAATAGTGTGACTAGTAGTATAAGCAATGCTATAAATGCAGCCAAAAGCGTGATTCAAAGTGTTTGGAATAGCATATCTTCGTGGATTAGTGGAATTTGGAACGGTATCAAAAACACTGCTTTGAATCTTTGGAATGGAATTACAAGCACTATTAGCTCTAAAGTAAACGATGGAAAAAATGCAATTTCAAACGGTTGGTCCAATCTAACAGGTATTGTTTCCGACATATTCAATAATGTTAAAAGTACAATTGCTAACATTTGGGAAGGTATCAAAAAGACTGTTAGCGCTCCGATTGATTGGATTAGAGATAAAATCAGTAGTGTCTTTGATAATTTGAATATTTCTATACCACATATTCCGTTACCGGAATTTATCATGGAAGGCAGCTTTAACCCGCTAAAAGGCCAAATCCCCCATTTGCGTGTAAAATGGCATGCTAAAGGAGGTATCTTTACTAAACCAACTTTACTAGGTGGAATGAACGGTGTCGGTGAAGCAGGACCTGAAGCAGTTTTACCTTTGAAAAGATCTGTGCTGCAAGAAATTGGTGATCGTATCTTGAGTAGCACCTCAGTTTCATCTAGGGCACAAACGATTCAACCTGTGAACAATTACGAATTCAATTTCACAATTGATGGTAACGCAGATGAGGTTACTATGAAGCAAACAACTCAACAAATCATTGATAGCATTACAAAAGTTCAAAATGACAATGCTTCGGCATGGCGTTAAACAGGAGAGTATTTCTCCTGTTTTTTTAGTATTAAAAAGGATGTGAAAAAATGACTGATTGTATACATTCTATAATCGATGGATTTCCTGATTATTTGCATAAATTGGCTTTAGCTGAAAGACCAACCATACCTTCTCCAAAAAGACAGAGAGTTGAAACTTCTGTTTTAGGTAGGTTAGGTGGCTTAGTACAAGATTACTCGTTTGAAGATATGTCGTTTACATTGCACTATAACTATTTAGAGGATGTGGAAGACCATCAAGCGTTCAAGCAATCGTTTTATATCATGCGTCATTGGTTAAACTATGCAAAGAAATTAGAATTCTCTGACGATCCCAACGTCTATTACGTTATCCAGACTATCGATATTGGGGATGCAGAAAACGATATTGTTGAATGGGGAGAGTTCGATGTAAATATTACTGCGAAACCATTCGCAAGAGTTCAAGAAGATGTACCTATAACTGTAGATAAACCACAGTCATTTAACTTGCTGAATAATAGTTTAGAAGAAAGTTTTCCAAAGATTATCATCACTCCTTCAGCTACTTCATGCCAGTTCATCTTAAATGATTATGTGTTTAGTTTTGAAGGCTTAGTAGTAGGAACTGACGTAGTCATTGATAGTGATTTGATGCTTTGCTACGAAGAGCAATCGGACGGAGATATTTTAGATCGGTCCAACAAAATGAAGACCATGCAATATCCTACATTACAAGTGGATATTAATTATTTTAATTGCACTGGTTTAAGCAAAATACAGATTTATCGGAATGGGTTAAGGTAGGTGAAATAGATGATTGACAATTTAATAACTATTTACGATAAAAATGATGCAAAGAATTTAACTGAACATTTATATGATACGCAAGGTATAGGCGCTTTATCAGACTGGTTAACAGCCACTGTTAGCAATAAATTAAACGGAGCCGAGATATTTCAGGGTACTTATCCAATAAGTGGAACTAATGCAGATTTGATTATAGAGGGACGTATTATTCAGTGCTATGTAGATGAAAATCGAGCAAAACAACGTCTACGGATTTATTATGCAAAGACTTCTGTAATAGGAAATACGATAGAAGTAAAAGCTGAACCTATTTTCAACGATATAAGAAAATCGGTTTTGAATAAATATGACAGCGGAACAGGTAAAGTCACTGCTAGTCAAGCATGGCAAAACGCAAAATTTTTAGCTAAACCAGTTATTCCTTCACAATTTTCTTTCATATCATTAGTAGATACACTTGCAAATGTGAAGATAGAAAAGGTGAATTTTTTAGAATTCTTTGGCGGAAAAGAAGGATCTATTCTGGACAGATTTCATGGAGAATTTCTAAAAGATAATAACACATTACGTCATGAAAAAAGGCTTGGTACTGACCATAGAATCAAAGCGATTTATACTAAAAATTTAACTGGTCTTGACTTAGAGATAGATGCTCAAAGCGTTTTAGTTGGAGTTTATCCATTCATCAGCAGTTCTTCAGAAGGAGAAGTCGAGATCACTCTGCCAGAAGAAGTCATTTTCACTGATTACGCGGAGGATTATCCTGCTGGATATGTTTCTTTTGTTGATTTCAAAGACAAAGCGACTGATGTGGCTACATTAAGGGAAGCTGCTAAAGAATGGTTGAAAACGAACATAGACAAACAAAAACCACAAGTAAGTGGTTCGATTGAATTAGTACCATTGAGGCATCAAAGAGGCTATGAAAAATTTGTTGATTTAGAAAAAGTTTCAATGGGTGATGGAGTAGATGTGTATCATCCACAGTTAAAAGTGAATATGTCAGCAAGAATCGTGGAATATACGTTTAACGTTTTAACAAATTCATACGATAAGCTAGTTGTAGGAAACGTCAAAACAAACTTCTTAGAAAATACAGAAAATAATGTAAGCAATTTGATTAATGATGCCATTGATCAATTGAAAAATGGTAGCGAAATCAGCGATTTAATTAATGATATCGTCGATCATCAAACGGATTTAATTACAGGTAACTCGGGTGGATATGTGTTGTTAGACCCTAAGGAGTCACCTAGCCGTATTTTGATTATGGATACTCCAGATAAAAACACAGCGCGAAATGTTCTGCAAATCAATCAAAAAGGTATTGGTTTTTCTAAAACGGGAGTGAATGGAACATATGAAACAGCATGGACACTTGACGGTGGCTTTAACGCTTCATTTATCACAGCTGGGGAAATAGTAGGGATAACCATTAAAGGGTCTACATTGATTAGTCAAGGGAAAAATTTTGATATATCTATTGCTGATGGTTCAATGTTATGGCACTCTAACAAATTAAATAAAGATGTGATTGAAGTGCATGCGCAAGAAACCACGCAATCTGATGTTGGGGAGTTATTCTATCAAATAAAACCTGGTGGCGGTTTTCGTATTGTGGACACAAAAGGTAATTTGGTATTGAGTACTTATGATAATGGTACAAATGCAGGGGCATGGCTTAGTTTTTCTACGAAAGAATATCATTGGTTTGGTACTCGCAGACAAGGTGGCGATGCGATTTTAGAACATATGTCACATACACCTTTCAGTTGGATTTGCTCTGTAAACTCATTCACTATGGAGTTTGATAATACAGGTGGTCTTGATGTAGGTGGACACACGCAGTTAAACAACACTCAAGCATTATTCCGCAAAAACGTTAGGGTTGATAAAGATCTCAGAGTTTATGGTAAAAAAAACTCTACGGTAAATACTGAAACATATGGACAGCGATTATTAAACGCATATGAAACGCCTGAGTATTATTTTGCTGACTATGGTGAAGCTATAACTGGAGAAGATTGCAAAGTACGAGTTGACATAGACCCTATATTTGCCGAAACTGTAAATTTAGCAAGGTACATGACTCATGTAACACCAACTAAATTAGTCTTATGTGCTGTTACCCGTGAAGAGAAAGAACATTTTATTATTGAGACTAGCGAGCCAAACGTTTTAGTTAGATGGAATGTCATAGCACATAGACTAGGTTATGAAGACATTAGACTTACAGAAGATATCGATCACGATGTAACTTATGCTGATCAAGTACATTTTGATTTATAAATGGTAAGCCTTTAAAAATTTCATTATGTTTACCAAGGAGGTATATAAATGGCTAGCAGTTTATATAATTTGGCTTTAGATTTCAGCAAAGAATTAAACTACACCAAGGCTATTATGGCTCGTCAGGGTGATAAAGGGATTACGGTGACGGTTAAACCATATTTAAATGGCTTGCAGATGGATACGAGTGGCGGAACATTTACTTTAAAAGGAACAACACCATCTAACCGTTACGTAGATAGTGTTGCAACTAGCGTAACTAGTGAAGAAGTCACGTTTTCTCTTGATGGCACATTTATGAGTGAAGCAGGATATTATAAACACTGCTACGTAGAATATAGAAAAGACAATCAAATTTTAACAACGCAAGATATCATTTTTTTCTCACTAGGAGTATCTGACATTTCGCAAGGTCAAGCCGATGAATATGTTTCGCAATTAGAAGAGTTGATTCGAAAGTATAATGAAACTTTTGATGCTTTTATGGCTGAAACTAAAGGTAGAGTGGATAGCTTAAATCAACAGATTACTGATTTAACTGGTCAAGCTAAAACGCTACAAGACAAGTTAGATGCTCTGAAAGAAGAAATTTCTAAGTTAGGGAACTTACAAGTGATGTACAGTAACAGCATCGACTTCGGGGACTATGATTATAGTGGGAATCCGAACCTTAGCGCTAAACTTAACGCTTCAAGTTTTTCGTCTGGTACTGGTGCGACTGTCGCGGATGATAATGATGAGATTGTGTTCACCTTAGACGGCGTAGATCAACTATTGAAGTACACTGTAAGAGCACAAACATCGTTAATTAAAGGTAAACAGTACACAATTAGTTGTGAAATCATGTTAGAAGATGGTTTCACTGGCGACCCGTCCGGAATACGTCTACAACATGCATTCCTTCCTGGCGGCAGTGTTGTTTTGATGACGACAACAGAGCCTAAAAATGAACTGAATAAATGGCAGAAACTTGTTGGAACGCAAACGGTAGAATATACTTCTGCCACGCCAAGCGAATGGTATCCGGTATTCACAGACATTCGAAATATTAAACCGACCGGTAAAGTTAGACTAAGAAAAGTTAAGGTTGAAGAAGGTCCAACAGCTACACCATATCAGCCGAATTTACTCGATGTGCCATACTATTTAAGTAAAGCACCGTTGGGTGAGAATATTGCAAATAAAGGTACGACATTTCCAATCAAGTCGAGTAAATATACTCTCTACTCAGCTAAAATGCAAGAACCATTTATAGTTGGTCAAACGTATACTCTCACGATAAAATCCACTAAACCCTCAACTCAACAGTTCAGGGCATACAATGATGGTGATACGCCTCTAGGATATTTTGCGCCAGTCGAGGGGTTAACAGATGTGTGGTCGTGTAATTTTATTCCTACAAAAGTTTCCACCACATCACCAAAACTACTGTCTATTTATCAAGCGCCAAATACGACACTGGGTGCATGCCAAATTGACTGGCTCAAGATCGAAAAAGGAGATACCCGAACCCCAAACATTGAGCAATATAAATACCGAGGAATCGGCATGCGAGACTCAAATAATCCAAAAGACTACGTCTGGGATCTAGCACCAGAATATGTCGAAGACAATCTTGCTACAGATGTTAAAATTTCTGAAATCACAGGTAAAGCAAACAATTATACCGATGGGAAAGTATCGGAGATTAATTCGCAGTTGACTGCTGCGATTAATGCGGTAGACACCACAGCTAAGGATGCTCAAACAAAAGCGAACGCTAATGCGACTGCTATAAAGAGTACGAATAGTAGGGTTGATGATATAGTCCGCATTATTACGGCCCTAACAAAAGAAGAAACATATTTGCTACCTGCTAGTATAGTAAGTGGCGGATCTCTTAAATTCACAAGTCGTGGTGGAATGACAGTAGCTACAGGATCATTTAAGTTGGCTAAGAACATAGCATTCGGAGAAGTTTTAGTTGATGATTTGCCAGATTCAATGATTAATATTGATAACAATGCTATAGGGACTGGAGCTGTCACAGGTAATTCTGTATCGCAAATATTTGTTGAATCTAATACGAGAAAGGTGGTTGCGAATACCGATATGAAAAAAGATCAATGGTTTACAGTTGGACTTTCGTATCACAGTAAATTATCTATATAGATTTAGAGTACTCATTCGAGTACGTTTTTATTTTGCAATGAAAGGAGTCTAGTTGGTTGAAAGATGAAGCAATACAAGACGTGGTAGAACGTTTAGTGCGTATTGAAACGAAACTGGATAATTACGAATCATTACGCGAAAAAGCGGAAAGTGCAAAAGATAGAGCGGATCAGGCATATTCTATTGCGCTTAATAATGCGGAAGATATCAAAGAAATGAAAGCCAATAATAAATGGTCGTGGGGTTACATGATCGGTTTAGGCATTACGATCATTGGCTATTTCTTGACTAAATTGTAAAGGAGGTGAGAAGAAATGATTTTACCCGATAAGTATTATCAAGTTATTAAATGGACAGTTTTAACAGTTTTACCAGCTGCATCTGCTTTAGTAGCCATGTTAGGAAAAGCATATGGATGGAATGGAACAGATATGACAGTTCTGACTATCAATGCAGTAGCAACATTTTTAGGTGTTATCACTGGTGTGTCGGCTTATAATTTGAAAAAATAGGAGGAAACAAATGAAAAAGAAAATTACTATTACTGCGATGAGCCTATTAATGGCTCTTTTTTTATTGCCAATTAACGGGTTCGCCTATACGATCAACAATGAATTTAATTTAGGTGTAAATGAAGGCAGCTCACAAATAGCAAATAATCAGTACATTTTACTGCATGAAACGGCTAATGAAACAGCAACAGGACGCAATGAAGCGCAGTATATGCAACGTTCATGGACTAGCGCTTATACTGCTTATATTGTGGGAGACGGCGGAATTGTTTATCAAGTCGGTCAACCTGGTTATGTACAGTACGGTGCTGGTTCGTATGCTAATGCCAATAGTCCTGTTCAGATTGAGTTACAACACACACATGATAAAGCAATTTTTGAAAAGAACTATAAAGCATATGTAGAATTGGCAAGAGATTCAGCAATGAAATATGGTATTCCATTAACATTAGACACTCCTTATAACCAACCAGGAATCAAATCACATTTATGGGTAACACAAAATATTTGGGGCGATCATACAGATCCTTACGGTTATCTTTCTGAAATGGGCGTAAGTAAAGAAAAATTAGCATATGATTTAGCTCATGGATTTACCGATGAAAATCCAACTACTTCAGATGATAAACCAGTCATTGATCCAACTAGAGCAGGCGCTGCAAATCCTACGCTGACAGATGGAACAAATTACGCCCACATTGATCAGTTTGGGGAAATCGAAAATGCGAACTTGCACGTCGCTGGATGGCATATTGCTAACTATCAATATGAGTATATCTTCATCATGGATTACAATACTGGCAAAGAGTTAGCACGAGTAAATGCTAATGGCGTTTCACGTCAAGATGTGAACCAATCTTATAGCACTTATGGAAACGTCGGTTATCATGTATCATTCAACATGCGTAATTTCTCTAACAAGAAAGTATACGTTATGATGCGTGCTACAAATGATCCAGAAGGAAACACTAAAGGTGGCGCGCAAGATTTCCATGACAAACGTTGGTATTTGAATATTCCGCAACGATAAAAAAAGCCCCTCGATGAGGGGCGGTACATATTATGTAACTTTTCCTAATCAATAAAAAATTCATTAGTGGGTATAGCCATACTAACATTTGAATCTCTTACTTGACCTGTATGGCAGAAACCAAGAGATTCATAAAAACCACGGACATCAGGTTCGCTTTGAACTGTAATCAAACAAGCTCCTATATTACTTAGTAGCGCAGTTTTTATAAATAAAAAGACATAATACATCATCTCTTGACCTAAATGTTGCGCTTGATAAGGTCCGTTAACGGCAAAGTGGTGTATTTGTATACCAGGAATTGATTTACGGTAAACTGGGTTTTTCCAATTAGTTAATACAACTTGTAATTTGGATTTTTTTGTAATCAATACACGATCAGTAGTTAAAGAGAAAAAACCTAGTAAGTAGGTTTCTTTACCTTTTGGGGTTACAAACATTAAATAAGTCTTTGTAATTCCATATTGTAAATCTTCTAGTGCTTCGTTTTTTAAGTAAGAATCAATATGAGCTTTTCCAGAAGAAAAAGCCTCTACTAAGGCTCTTTCTTTGTCATCGATATTTGATATTTTTTTAAATTCAACTTTATCATCAAGTAACATATCTGCCTCGTTCTATACCTCGTATTTTACACCATCAACATTTATTGTTTTTATTTTCTTCATGCCAGCTAATGTATTAGCGATTTTTGAGTTTGAAGGAACTTTTTTGTTTTTATATATATCGTCTAGAAATTTGCTACACTCTTTTTCTGAATTGAAAACTAATTCAGTGTTTTTAATAGTGGTAGCCATAAAATCACTCCTCAATATGTTGATTTTTTATGTACATATAGTATACCAACTTAGAATCTTAGAGTAAACATAAATCACTT